TTGAATACTGTATAAGTGTATTCTCCTTGTACTTTGTATTTAGCCATTGTTATTCTCCTGTTGTTTAATTAGTCGGGCTAGATACCACTCAGCTTTCTTTAAATCTTCAATACCGCCTTTATCCTTGTATCGGGTAACGTACTTGATGATATTGCCCTCTAGGTAGTTCATAGAATGAGAAACAATATAGTCAGTCGTTTCTATTCCTTTGCGGTAATAGGTCGGGTTTATATTATCGTTCATTGTTTTAATCTCTGTCATCTATTTCTGTTCCGTCAGGAAAGTAAAAGAATCCATATCCTTCTGTTCCGTCACACTCTTCGTCTACAGTTTCTATTTCTTCGTAGTCATAGTCTTTTATTTTTTTCATAGCCTCTTCATTAGTTTTAGCATCAACTTCTACTTTGTAGCCAAACCAAGTAATTTCTTTCCTGTAAAAAGTTACTGTCATTTTATCGCTCATTGTCGGACTCCTTATTTTTTAGTCTATCCATTGCATTATCAAAAGCTTCGAGCAAATCAATTCTAATTTCGGTAAAGGCATATTCTAATTTATCATCAAATTCTACCAATCCATTTTCAATATCATCATCAGTCGGTACTCTTGAAAATCCAAATTGCTCAAACAAATCTTCAAGTACATCTGTTATCTCAGCAAATCCTTCAGAAGATACTGTTAATTTATCATCAACATTACCCACCTCATCAATGTAATTATCAAAATAAATACTCATGATTCGACCCTCACAAACAAAAGAATAGATAAGCACATTGCACTAGCTAATCCGCTAAACAATATAATCAGATAATCAAATCTTGATATCCATTCTCGATGAAGTAATCCCTCTCCCCAAGTCAGACCTAGGAAAAGGAATCCAATCACACCCATTGAAGCAACCACGATAATTAATTTACTCATGATTCCTCCTTATTTAATTTTCTAATCAAATCCATAGAGAGAGAGTTAGCAACATCTCTCATTATGTATTGAATAGTTTTATCCAATAAGTATTCGCTACCAAAAGTAGCAACCTCACATTGAGATGTATCTTTTAAAGTGATTTTGATATCAATCGCAAAATCAGATTCATCTCTCATTTTTTGTATATTCATAATTTACCTCCATTATGAAATTAGTTTCTGTTTCGCTACTTTTGTAGCATCATCAGGGAAAATACACATTTTCCGACAGAAAAGTAGAAATTCGACCTCACAGGAGAGCCATAGAGAGCAAATCAGGGAGCAAGTGATATCAGGGCATCCCCTAAAATCACTCACTCTCTAATCGCTTCTAATTAATAGAAGCTAGCAGTATCAACATAAACGACCTCGCCAAAAGGTAGTTCTTCTGAATAACTACTCTTTTCAGTCACACACCAAAAGACAGGAACATCAGGCTCTACTTTTGGGTCAACGATTCCCCAACCATCCGTGAAATAGATAAAGGCTTGAACCTCATCTACATCTTCAGAAAATTCGTTGAACAGATTGAAAGGAGGGTCAAACTCCGTTCCACCACCGCCACGGACTTGAAGCTTCAAATCATCGCCTTGGTCTAACTCGTAGATATCCCACCACTCGCCTTGCTCGTTCTTATGAACGATAGTATCGCAGTAGCAAACTCGAATCTTATCCAATCCGCAATCTTCCGCCATAGCTTGTATTTCCGTTGCGAACATATTGAGTTCGTATTGGGAAACACTTCCGCTAGTATCAATCGCAATAGCTAACTCGCCACCTTGCGGAGAACGAGCCTTACTAGGTAGATTGATACCTCGCCAAGCATGTCGTTTGTTTGGTCTTGCCCATGAGTAATCATTAGCTACACAGGACTGAAGAAAATCCAAGAGCAAATCTTTCCAATCGACTTGCACTTCTTTTAATTCTTCGATTCTGTTTCTCATGCCACCCATTGAACCGCTACCCATTGCAACCTCTAGCTTGTCAGCTAAAGAAACTGCTCGTTGAATCTCGCCTTTAAGTTCTTGCATTTCTGCATCGCTCATAGGCTTGCCCTCATCGTTGGTAGCATCCCAAACTTCGCCAATAGCGGAGGGAATGTTATCCCAATCAGAACCAGTTGAACCTTGCTCAGATTCTCCAGTCTCATCTTCAGAAATATTTCCTTGACTAGTCTCAGAAATTTCTTCTCCGCTTTCAGATTCTTCAGAACCGCCTTGACTTTGAGCATCTTGTTCTTGCTCATCATCTTCTCCATTAGGCTTTTGTTCTTGTATCTGTTCGATAGCTTCTTGCATTGCATCCTCATCATTTACCAAAATTTGATAAACCTTTTCAGCAGTCATGCCCTTGTATTTATGGTCAAGCAATCCACCCATAGGCAGTTGCAAATTCAAATCCCAATACAAGTACGCATTAATGACATAATCACATGCAATATTCCATACTTTAGGATGTCGTTTACCTCTCCTTAAAGGATGTTCATATACTACATGCAACGCTTCATGAACGAGAACACCTTGCAGTTCTTCCTCCGTGCAACCCATAACAAATTCAGGATAGAAATAAATATTTTTTCCGTCAGTTGCCATAGTGTCGCACTTGGATTTTTCAGTCTCGATTAATTCAAGATGTAGGAGCATACTCGCCATTCCTACATTGCCTTTCATTAACTTCGACCTTGCTTTCACAATTGTTTCAAGACTAGTCATGTTTCTTACCTCCGTAAATCTTACCTAAAAGATTTCCTTTCAATGAAGAAACAGACTCCTCTAATTGCTCCGCTACCTTGTCTCGTTTTTGTTGACCCATATCTGAATCATCCCTCAATTGTTCGACAGAATTAATTGAAGCAAATACGCTACAAAGTTTTTGATGAGCAGTTGCGATATCAGAATCATTGCCTAAAACATCCTCATTGATTGAGGGTAGCACTTCGATAGCTTGCTTCAGTTTGTCGAAACTCGACACATTGAAGAAACCGCCTTTTTGCTTGTTTTCAGGGTCATACTCTTTTAGCTTCGTAGCTAAATGATTCACTTGCTCCAACAACGCATCAACAGTTGTCTTAAAGACATTTTTGATATTGTTATTGGCACGATTTACCGCATCCGCTTCTATCCTTGCTCTAAACTTTTCAGACACATTAAGTCTTATGTCATGACTGAAAGAGGGAACGACTTGAATCTCAAAAGTGAAAACAAATTTGCTTCTCAAATCATCAAAGTCAGGATAATCACATTCATTAAATGCTTCTCCAAGATTTCTTTTAGCTTGCTCCATTTGTTTAGGATAGCTTCTAAGAAAACCCTCGACTTCTCTCTCCCATACTTGCTTCGAGATATCGACATGACTTTGAAGCTTATCAAGATTAGAGTTAGGGCATAATCGCCAACCGCTCACAGTCTTGCCAGTATCATAGTCAGTAGAATTATCATCCCAAGGCAAAGTCAAAGGATAGTAAAAATCATTCCTAAACCCATTCAAGATAGAGCGAAACTCTTTGTTCACATCCCTACCAAATATGTGTTTAGAAACACCAAGTAATCTCTCATCAGAAACCTTAGTTTCTTCAGCTAGATTTTTCTTTAATCTCTTATCAGTTTTGATACCGCTTGGATGTTTCGCAGTTAAGCGAACCAGTACGGCATTTTCCGACAGAGTATTAGTTAAATTTTTATCCATAATAACCTCCATTATTTTAGTTAGATAAAATTGTTTCTGTTTCGATTCTTTTGAATCTTCATCAGGAGAGACACACATCCCTCGACAGAAACGGAGCAGAAAAAATATTTAACTGGTAAATAATATTTTCCACTCCAAGTTCTTGTCAGAATTTTTAGACTTCTAAGTCTTGATTTTCTACTTTGAATTGAGCGTAAGTAGAAGTATCTACTACATCAGGTCTTGCTCCAACCAAAGACCTCACAAAGAATATTCCAAATTCAGGACTTGGAAAGTTCTTGATGTAAGCAACGCTATTCTCGAACCAGTCAGTAATATCAGAATTACTTGCTTCTTTGAGAACAGTCACTAACGCACACACAGTTGCATACATTAGACCGCCACTATCAGGAATCTCAACATCCTTACCCTCGACAATATCTTCAAGGT